AACTAATTTAAAGAAAGATGAATAATTATTATGTAAAATTCTTAAAATTTCTTTTTTAGCATCAAAAGTTAAATATTCGCATTTATAATTTTTTAATTCTTTTTGTTGCTTATAGTAAGAAATAAATGTCTTATCTTTTTCGTACTGTTCTTTTAATTTACCTAAGAAATAGTTATACAACATTCTACCTTCTTTTGACATAGAATTAATAATAGATTGCTGTTCATCGGTTAAATTAAGCCGTATTTTAAAAGTTAATAACATTAAACTTTTCTTTTATTATATATATCAAAATTTTTTTAAAAAATAACTTTTATACGATATTATTTTAATTATAATTATTATAAAATATTATTAATTAAATATATTTCTTGAACCTACTATTCCTATTTTTATCATTTTATTTTCCTCTCATTATTTGTTCAATTTCAACGCGTCTTGGAACAGCATATACTATGTTATCTAACGTTCCAATTGTTTTTTCGATAAAACGGGCATGGTTCTGCATTATTTCACGTTTTTCGACCATATCTGCTAAATCTACAAGAATTCTATTGTGTTTTGCGCCTTCACTGGAATAACGAACCTGAGATTTAAACATATAGAAATCATTTCGTTCAGCATATGCAGCATTATATCTTTTATTCATTCCAATAAGCAATGACATAAGATAATGATAGTACTCGACTGCACGTTGTCTTTCAGTGTACAAAGTTGTCATTAAACTCGGAAGTTCAACAAGCTTATTCATCTTTGAAGACAATTCTGCAACCTTAGCGTCCCATTCCTTACGCTCTCTAGCAAATCTTTCCTCAAGAGTTTCTTCATTTTTTAAATTTGGGTGTAATATATCATTTTCCATTTTTTAAAACAACCGTGTAGACATATCGGTAACTTTTCTTCTATTTTTAGGTTTTATTATTTTTATATTGTTTTTCTGTTTATCGGGTTTTAATTTTATATTAACATTAAGCAGTGGAATTTCCTCTTGCTCATCGAACATAAAATTAAGTTTTATACTAGGGTCTTTTTTCATTTTCTTTTATATTTTAGGGTATATAATATGTATTGATCGAGTCCATGATATAATTGAACATTTTATCTGAGAATTTAACACCATATTTTTTTGCTATTCGTAGCCCTTCAATCCATGCCTGAGATTCAATTAGCATATTATTTTCATTAACCAATTTTTCAAAACTTTCTTTTATAAGCGTATGTCCCATTTCATGAAAAAATGATGCAATCTTTAAATCTTTATCATCGAAAATTCCCAAGATTATATCTTCATTATCAATAACATATGCGTTGTTTTTTAAATTTTTCTTATCTATATCATATTTTTCAGCAACTCTGCCTATATTATTTTTATTTACATGAACAACATTAAGACCATAATCTTTAGCTATTTTTCTTGTATCCATTTTGACTTTCTCTTTTTATTTATATATCGATAATGTCAAAAGAATCATTTGAAAAATATTCATTAAAATTAGGTATTATTATATTGTTATCTCGCATCCAAATTAACGCATCATTCAAATCCCATTTTTTTCTATAAGGAAGTCCATATTCTTGTTTAAACTTTGTCCAAAGAAACACTTCTTCGCCTTCATTTATTTTTTCAATGCTTGCTTCTTTACCATCAGGATCATCATCAAACCAATATCTCATAGGAATTTCTATAGGAAAATGCTTATGTACACCTGTACTAGCAATTGAGTTCTTAAATAAGAAAGCATCTAAGGGTCCCTCGAATAACGTGATAGGTCTTGAATAATTTAATAGAGTTATATTAAATATCTGAGAAAGTGCATCTAGATGTTCAGGAAGTGTTCTGGTGTCTTTTTTAAACAATTCATATAGTTTACTTAATGTATAAGTAAAATACCTGCTGTTTCCGTTAAATGTTCTTTTTTGAACACCTATTATTTTTCCTTCTGGAGTTAAATTTAAAATGACTAAATAATTTTCTCTTGGATTATACATGAATTTCTTTTCATCATACTGAAGTCTATTAACTAACCATGGCCAAACAGAAGATCCTTTTACTTCAACAAGCCCAAATGATTTTAGAAATTCCTGTCTATCAATAGCATACTTATTAATAACACCCATGTCTAAAAACGCAGACATGTCATATTTAAAGTTTGATGAATATGAAAAATCTTGTATATTACTTATAATATAATTTATAACACTTAAGTCAAGATTTATCTGATAATCTTTGAAAAAATTATCAATTCTTTTAAATTCTCCACAATTATGACATTTAAAAAAATTAGCATGTTTTCCCGATAAGATAAAATTGCCTCTTTTCTTATAATCACTTTTCATGCTATCTCCACAATAAGGACACGCAAACGAAATACGGCCCCTATACGAACGTATCTTGGTTTTTCCGTAATTACCCGGAAATCTTTTGTCAAGAATAGTTTGTAATAAGGTTATAAGACGCTCTTTATATTCTTCGGGAGATACTGTGGCGTCAATGTTAATATTAGAAAGGGAAGAATCGAAATTCAACCCTTTCTTTAAATCAACATTTTCTACCATAATTACAGATTAAGAAGTTCGTCGTCTAAATTAATAGATAAACCTGTAATATTTTCAGGAGATCCTATATCAGGAAGATTAAGATCTGATAATCCACCCATACCTACGTCAAGATTCAAATCATCAAGAGATAAGTCTTGCGAAGTGATATTTGAACTACTTTGTGAGGGAGATGAAGGTTTATTGACATTATCTCTCACGTTAGCAAAACCTGTAGATGGAACAACACCTGATACTCCTAAGATAACAGCATTTACGTAATCATGAGTTTCTTGATCCCATTCTTTAAATGCATACTGAGAAAGATCGGGAGAATTTTCCTTAAGAAAATTGAACACTTCTTCTCTTGGAGTATTGTTATTAATAGGAATAGGTTGTCCGTCTTCTTTTCTCGGAATTAAAAGAGGAATTTTCTTATCAAGGAAACGAGATTGATCATAATTGTTATAACCCGCTACCTTATTGATAATAAGTGCAAATGCTTTTCCGTCAAGAAGATCAAATGGCTCATGAGGATCACCCAGCACAGGTTTCTTTTCTGCTTCAATCTTTTCTTGGATCTTTTTTCCAAATTTCCATACAAGAAGTTTTCCTTCTGCTTCTTTATTCTGATCATCTTTTATAACCTGAATAATAGCAGCATACTGGTGTCTTCTACTAAAGATTTCTGCTTTCTTTTGGTCCTGAACAGATTCACTGTTCTTAAATTTCCAATACATATCCTGAAGAGGAGATGGTTGTCCTACAGAAGAGGGACAATCAATGCTTCGTCCACGACTAGTAACAGGATCAACCAACCAACATACCCACTTATCAAATATTGAGTTGTTTGGATCTGGCCACCAAGTAACGAATCTGATGATTGATTTGTAAACGCCGTTTTGTCCTTTATCGGCAGATGGAGAGTATTCCCCAGAAGATTTTGAGCCTTTATCGGCTTCAATGTTTACGTTAGGATGAAATAATGCATCCAAGTCATAATTAGAACTCATAGTAATTTAGTAATTTTAGTTAATAAGTTAAAAAATAATTTAAGTGATTAAAGCGCTTTAGTCATTTACTATAAAATAAAATATATATTCATAGAAGTTCACATAGTTTTAATGCAAAAATTAAAATGTTGTTAAATTTTTTAAATTATTTATTCAGTATTTTTGAATGATCTTTTACGTTTGTTTTAACTGTCTCTTTTTCTTCTTCGGATATATTCACATAATATAATTCTCTACGAGTTTTTCTATCAGGATCACTCATAATTTTATAACGTCTTTCTTGACGTGAAACTACTATAGCATAAATAAGAAGATCTACGACATTTGAAATAAACGCAATAGCAAAAATTGCCATTAACCCCATTGCAATAATAACATCTATATTCATAATTTTAATTTTTTATTTAGTCCAACCTTTAAGTATATTTGGTGAAAAGTTTGCATAGCTAAATTCATATCTATCTACAAGTTTAACAATATTTCCATGCATATCAGATACCGCAAAACCTTCATCTCCAGTTGTAATATATTTTTTACTTCTAGTTTGTAAAAAAGTTTCAAATTTTCCAATATTATTTAATTTTTCAATAAACATATGTTTAACCTTCGTTATCTCTAATATTAAGCTGGTAATATTATAAACCACCTTATTATTCTCAATTAAATTTATAAAATTACTTAATTTTTCTACTAAAATAGCTTTAGAATTTTCAGATTTCTTAACATTAATTTCTTTTTGAAATCTATTTATCAAGAACTCTTTAAATTTATCTATAAATACAGCTGGAGAATCTACTCTAATATTATTTTTTATAAGTGAATTTTGAAAAATAGTAAATAAAGACACAAATTCATTATTATCAAGTATTTTTTGGTACTCGGGATTAAAGATTAATGTTTTAGAAGTTTTATCAATTTTTTCTATAAATTGTTTAAAATATTCGCTTTCTTCTTCAGTAAATGTAACAATTCCCGCAAAAGAAGGAATATATGGATCTGTCATAAAAACTTGAGGAATTTGATTAAGCTCCGCTATTTTTACATTATAATTAGCCTGAATTTTATCAAGGGATTCTCCTGTATATCTTGTATGCCAAACAACTCCAATTTTTGCATCTCCAATTTTTTTACCCATTTCTGAGTTTTTATTAATCTTATATACTATTGTATTAGGATGAAACGAATAATATTCTTTATCTTCAAAAAGTGTAGTTTCATCAAATAAAAAATCTCCTTGCCATATCTGTCCTTTAGGAATTTTTAATTTTGGGACAAATTTAAGCATATATTTAAGTTTAATGGCTAATTCAGGCTTATCTTCATAAAATTTGTCTATATCCTCATTAGTAAACATAATTTTTCGATCTTTTGCGAATAAGCCTTTAACAGCAACACCGGATCTATTTAATCCAGGAAAATTAGACCATACAAATACAGCAGGAGCCCCGTCAAATTTTATAGAAAGTTTAACGTTCTCTTTTTTTGTATGGCCTTGAAGTATATCATATAAATCTGTAAACATATTAATAACCCACTTAAGCCCTTCAACTCCCTTAAGAATAACAAGATCTTCAGCATGTGTCATATGTTTGTTAACAGTAGGCGTTATTGCTTCGTTAACCCATTGGTTATATGATATAAAACTCGCTTT